ATACTGTAAGAGCACAGTTTTGGCCAGCGGGGTTTTGATCCTGAATGTATAGTGTTCCCGGGCCAATGTGAACTGAGCGCCAGCGTAGTAGTTCACTACCCAAGTCATATGTATTATCCGCCGCTGGGATGATATTGTGATCGTATATTACGCTTTCAGCGTGTATATGGATGGGGTTTCCACCTACTGTAACTCCATCACTGATGCTTAGTGCTCCGTTGTTGGGATTATAAAATATCTCCCCTCTTCGGCCCACATAAGCACCTGTTGTGCCCGCTACTGATTTACTTACAATTTTTCGCATTGTCATAATTTATTTAGAATCCGTTAGTAGCGGCGTTGTGGAAAATTAATCCTGTCCAGTCGGATGTCTTACTGATACTAGGAGTTGAGTAACTAACTGTTAGTGCGCCCGGCCCACTGTTATTACCAAATTGAATTCTGATTGGGTAGTAGACATTTTGTATTAAATTTATAGTTGCGCTTCTTTCAACAATACCGTGTAGTCCAGGATTTTTTACTAATGCGTTTGTAGTTGTATATCCTGTAACCGCCAGTGGGCCAAGCCATATGTAACTAGCATCATCACTAGCAGTATACAATGTGAATGTTGCTGTTGCTGGTGCTTTAAAATAACCTATATACTGAATTGAATTATAAGTAGGTTGATTTGAAATGTTAATAGTCGGCGTAGTACCAGTAGTATGAGTAACTGGGCTTACTACTGGATTATCAAAAAACGCAACATTGTCAGCGAAGTATCCGTTGGTAGTATTTGTTCCAACTCTGTTGTCGTAATAAATGTCTGGAGCAAAAGTTATACTGGCAATATTAACCCACGGGCGGCCCGGTAGTAGCCCATTTGGGTTTGGATTATTGTAAATATCGTTATCAACGTACTGTGTAGGCAATGATGTAATATCGTACTCGTTATTTTCTCTATAGGCCACAGCAGTAGTATCGCCACCTGCTTGACGGTTGGACTGTGCTAAATCAAGTTTTGCGGCTTGACGTGCTTCTTTAGTCGAGAGTGTTGATATTCCGTTTTGTGCCATAGTAATATATTTATCGTTAAAAAGTTTGTTGCCAACCATTTACAGTCTTAGTCCAAATGGATTTAACGTTGCTCCAAGTATTTGTTGCTGTTTTAACTTGTACGTTGGCAACATATCCCCAAGTATTTGTAGCTGTTTTAATTTTAGTACCACCAGAAGATACTAACTGCTGTACTTGATCACCATATGGCACCCCAACTCCAGTGACTGGATCCCAATTTGAGCTAGCAGCATAACCATTTAAATATGTTACTGTAGCATTATTACCTGTAGTAATATCGTAATAAGCATTGAGATTGGAATATAATAGTTTATGTATTGCCCCGGGTATAGGACGACGTCCGCCATTAATTGACATAAATCTAGCAAACATACCTGCCATGATAGGAGCTGATGCGCTAGTACCACCAGTATAGGTTACTGTATTGTTATACCAAAATCCATATCCGTTCATTGCAGCAGCTATATCCGGGATTCCACGACTAGTTAATGTAGTAATTGGGCCGGGGGTAGAGTTTGCTTTAAAGTATTGTTGATAAGTTAATCCTGCTTGGTAGTCTGGTCTAGACACAAAAGAACTTATTCCGCCGCCACCGCCTGCCCTACTATCAAATAATACATCGCTGTATTCCACGGTTTCAGATATTCTAACGTTTCCATATCCAGGATTTACTTGTAAATGTGTTCCGCCCACTGCTATGACATTGGAGTTAGTAGCCGGATATTGTGCCGATACTATGTTTCCAGCTAATGTTGCATCTGCTCCATAATCTCCAGTGGCTACTAAAACTGTAATACCTTTTGCCGCGGCATTTGCTAAAGGTGCGGCTAGGAAGTCTCCGCAATACCAATTTGGATGAGTATTGCCATATATTTCATCATATCCCCAGCTTATTGTGATAATATCACAATTATCGTTTACAGCACGATTTACTACATTAGCAAATCCATTGGTGCTGTTTAGTGTAGCTTGTGTTGCTGGATTAGTTCCATACTGTGTACCTGTATCCACGCCAACATATAATACAATGTTTGCCTTAGGAGCAATGCCTGCTACGCAATACAAATCTAAAGTATTCTCACCGCCAGTAGTATCAGTACTGCCGCTAGTTGCGCCATCTACCAAAACTGTGGTAATGTTTGCGCTCGACACTAAAGAACTTAATCCCATGTTGCTCATTGAGTTATTAAAATCTGTTGCACTCCAGCCGCCGCCTAGACTTATAATACCTACTTTTACGCCAGCGCCGGTGCCAGCTGGAATATTATAGGCCGTTGCAACTTGAGGAGGTGTTAAAAATCCCTCATCGTTAATATTTGTGTAATCAGGATAAGCAATTAGCTCGCCTGTATAAGGACGTACATTAGATTGCATAGTTAGAATGTCTGATACCAAATGTCGCCAACGTTACCTTGTGTAGATAACGGAGCAGAACTATTAACATATATGTTACGTGGTACACTAGATACCATAGCAATATTACCGTTTGAGTAAACATTGCCCACAGACACAACGTTACCTGTAACAATGCTTGTAACTGTTCCACCAACCAGGAATGTTTGTACTTCTTTATCACCGTATGATCTTCGTGTGCCGTTGGCATAGAATAGGTAATCAGCGTAGATATTTCCGTAAATGTTAGCAGTTGTTTTAAACTTGTCGCCAAGGAAAATAGAAACGTTAGCGTTACCAAATGTGCTTGGTACATTTGTTAAGCCAGCACCGTTACCAATAAACGCATTTGCTATAACATTATCAGCTAATATATCGCCGCCGTATGTGTGTAGTGCTGTTTCTAAGTTAACAGTTACGCCAGATAACTTACTGCCGTCACCATAGTAGGTTCCAGCAATAATAGAGCCACTAGTTGTAACATTAGTTGATAAATGTTGTAACTGAGCAACAACTTCAATGTTGCCATAGCTACCGCCACTGGTTGTAAACGGAGTTCCGTTAGCCCAGAACACACCATTGGTAACTGTTAATCTACCAAGGGTTGTAGTATTACCCCAAGTAAATGTTTCATTGTTATAAATTTTATTAAACTCGCCCAGGCCAACAGAAACATTACCTATGTATGCGTTAGCCCATGGTTTAATTGTAGTACCTAAATTATACGTGTTGGCCGCCGACGGGATTAAACTTCCAGAAAGTGATGCTAAGTTTGCAATTGACGATATTGATGATTGCAAACTTGAGATTTGTGCATTAGCAGCAGTAACATTGGCATTAACTTTATTAATCAAAGTTGTTGTATAGGATTGATTAAATGAGTTTGCAGATATAACCGCAGCATTAGTTGCATCAATTCGAGAGTTTAATGTACTAACATTGGCATCGATGTAGGCCTTCATTACCAAGGTAGCTTCGCTGACCAGACTTGAGTCGCTAGTAAACGGAGTGCCATTAGCCCAGAAGAAGCCTTGTGCTAAAATGTTACCTGTAGTAATGTTACCAACAAACGTTGGTGATACGATTGGAGCTTTAGATAAAATTGCTGCATTGGCAGCAGTAATATTAGCTCTTAGACTTGTAATATTATTTGTTGCTGTACCTAAGTTAGCATCAATAGTAGAGATGCGTAAATTGGCGGCTGTTGCACCAGCATTGAGTTGAGCGATACTGTTATTTGATGCTGTTGCATTTGCATTAATTAAATCAACCGCAGAACTCAAGATACCAGTAGTGGATTGTAATACTAAAATGTTAGCAGAATTATTTGAAACTGTATGATTAGTAGTAACCAACGAAGCATTAAGATTATTAATTGCAGTAGATTGTTGTAAAGCGTTACTCCACAATGCAGAATTGGCTGCAGTAAGGTTAGCATTAACTAAATTAATCTGTGTAGTATGTGAGCCAACTGTGGATTGTAATGCTGTGATGTTAGTTGTTGCTGTACCTAAATTAGCATCTTGATATTGTAATATTTCGTTAATAGTATCAATGGTAGCGTTAATAGAATATATTGCAGATCCTTGGCTAGCATTTACTAAATTAGCCGCAGTAATATTTGCTCTCAAACTTGTAATGTTATTTGTTGCTGTACCTAAGTTGGCATCAATTCTGTTTAGTGCAGTAGCTTGTACACCAGCATTAGATTGTAGTGTAGTGATATTATTTGTTGCTGTACCTAAGTTGGCATCAATTCTGTTTAGTGCAGTAGCTTGTACACCAGCATCAGATTGTAGTATAGTAATGTTAGTAGAATTGGTACTGGTAGTTGTGGCTACACTAGACAATCGTAAATTGGATGCAGTTACATTAGCGTTGACTAAATCAATCTTGTGCTGTAACGAAGCAACATTTGAAGTAAGTTCTGTTTCTAGTGCAAATCCGGCGCCAACTACAAAACTTGCAATAGCTGCATTAGCCGCTGTAACATTTGCATTTATTTCAGCAAGGTCTGCTTCAATTTCAGAAACGTTGGATTGTAATGCTGTGATATTATTTGTTGCTGTGCCTAAGTTAGCATCTAATGTATTAACTCGTAATACACCAACTGCGCCGTTTACATCAGCAACACTTAAAATGATATTTGCTTGAGATCTGCCTGCAACACTTTGAATTGGGGCATTAACTGTGACGCCAATTTCGCCTGAAGCGATTTTAGCAAAGTTTTCGTCGATCTTCAAGAAGGCTGTACGTAACGGATCACCAGAACCATCATTGGCTGTGTTACCTACAAAGACGTTAGCAAAAGTACTCATTATTTTAACCTTATTATTGAGTATTTATGCTTATAGAAGAAAGCCCGCAGAAAGCGGGCTAGGGTAATTCACAGTACCTTACGGCAACACAAGTATTTACAAGTCTAAGGCTTTTGCTTGCTCATATAGCTCAAAACTAGCTAGATTTTTACCTTTGCTCTCGCATTGGATGTCGAAGTTGGGCCAGAAGCTCAATGCCCACTTGTTTACTTGTTGATTCCAATAAAAGTCAGAGTGAGCACGAAGTTTTTGCTTTTTGTAGCCTTCTACCAAAAGTGCCGCATGGTCGGGGGCATTGTGTGTATCATGTCCCACAAGTACATCTTCGCGGCTGACACTATAATGCAGAGCAGGACGAATACCACGCCAGCTATCAACAACTCGCGCAACACGTTCGTCCCGTGGGCTAATGTACTCGCCTTCGCGTATCCAGTGATGATGAATATCGAGCACAATAGGAACAATATCAGTAATGGTAAGACAATCATTTAACCCCCAGGCGTTTTCTTCGTTTTCGATAGTAATACAGTTTCTTGCTTCTGGTGATAGTCGTTTGTACGCACTCCGGATACCGGCTGGACCTTCACGACCCGAGATGTGTACGTTAATTTTACAATCTTGGAATTGGGTACCGAAACCCATCCAACGTGCCATAGTTGCATGATATTCAAACTCCTCTATTGATCTTTCTACTATCCCAGGATTAGATGATGCAAGAACAGTAAACTGCCCAGGATGGAAACTAAGGCGAACCCCGTGAGCCCTAGCATGAGCACCCACTCGTGAAAAGTGGGTTTCGGCGTATGATACAACAGAAGGTTCCAGCCAATAACTAGAAAAATCCCCATGGGTATAACAAGGAAGGATATCACTGCTAAGACGGACCATACGAAGAGGCTCTGGGAGTTCACTTACTCGCTCCACTAGCAATCTTGTTGCCTCGATGTTTTGAACCATTAAGTCCCATAATTTTTGCTCCGCCACCGGCCTTGTTTGTCTATTTAGCCAAGCAACTGTGGTAGTACCAGTGTTGTACTTTTTGGCATCGTCGGTGGGTTTAATGCCATTGGTTTGGTCTTCACTGTCAATCCATTTGCAGCAAAACCCAATTTTTTTAGTGTACGGTATGGTCATCAAACTCCCAATATGTTGATCCACGTGCTTCGGCAGCAATGATAGCCTCTTCAAATCCTATGCCGGGATCAGTGCTACGTAAATCAATGGCTTCGTCTAAACATTCGAGTATAGCAACACCAACTTCGTGATTTTCAGTATCTAATAAATCTTCGCCAATGGCAACTAGTTCATCAATTACCACATCGAGCTCGTTGATTGTAAGGTCTTTAAGACTAATGCTGTTATCAAGAAAGCCTTGTATTAATGTACTTGCATCTCTCATTTTAACCCCATAATATGTTTAATTACTTCAGTTGCCTCAGGGAAACCGTCTTTTGCTTTCTCTTCGAGTGCTGCATCCATATAGTGTTCTTGTAATACATGCAAACTATTTACAAAATCTGGAATGTCTTTCTTGTTGATAGTGTAAGTAAATTTAAACGGATTACTATCAGGGCGTGGTGTATCTTCTGGCCACATTATTTTGTCTCCTCTGTTACTACAATATGCACTTCATCGTATAGTACACAATCTTTAAATTCTTCGGCTTTGGCATCGGCGCTAAAAACATCGTAGCAAACTTCGTGCCTAACTTCTTGCCCGTTTTTGTAGCCAACGACTGTAATCATTTTGTTTCCTTATATTGCTCTGCTGGCATAGATTTACCATCTTCTACAATAAACTTTTTACCATCTTCGTCAACATATTCGTACACCCAGTCAGATGCATTATCTCCAGGGCAGAATTCATTGTAGCAAGTCCATGCTCCTGTTGCAAGGTGTATGGCAAAATATGCTGTGCCTGCGATTGCTAAAGTTCGGCCTAAGTACATATTAACCTTGAATGAATACTTCTAATTGATTAACATAAATCCCAAACAACTCCGGGGCAATAAGTTCGTACGGACTTTCGTTATAAAAGTTAAACCCCATGTCTACTTGCTTGCCATCTTTGAAACAATAATGAAACAATTTCTGATTATCGTCTTCACGCTCTAAATAGGTACGGTACTCGTATCCTTTTTTAATGTAATGCAAGTCAGTTGACTGAATATTCATAATTAATCCTTAAAGTAAACATTAAAGGCACGAGCATTCGATTTAAGAGTACTACGATTCTTGCGATGCGGACCACGAAATACTACACGAAAACGATAACCCAACTGTTTCAAACTCCGACGCAGAGATTCTAACTGACTGATTGGAATCATACGCAACTCCGGATTGGCCTGTACTGTCATATAAACATCACTAAAGCCGGCGATAAAAGATTCTGTACGGAGTTCACGTGGAACATAGGGCATATTAGTTAGCCTCGTAAGCAACTTTTAACTTCTTCATAAACTCTGCACGAATCTTTGCCGCTTGCTTTGGTGTATACGGAGCATCGTCTGCACCAACTGAAGTAGAGCCAATGATAAGACGTGCTTTTTTAGCTACTACGGTTTTTGGTTTAGCAGGCTTCTTAGGTTTTGCAAAAGGGTTTTCATCTTTGATCAAACCGGTAAGCAATCGCGCAGCTTCTGCTTGATCAACCTGTGGGAAAGAAATCTCTAAGTTAGTGAGTACATACTTAGCGGCATCGTTTTTACTCATTTCGTTAGGCAACAGGGCCATATGAATGTTTACGTCGCCAAGTTTAGCCAACTGTTCAGCACGAGCCATACTATTAGCAGTACGAAATTTTAAAATACCAGCACTATAGCTAAAACCTGCAATTGATACTGTACTCATTTGAACTCCTTATTAGTTACTATACATACATTATAGCAAACAACGAATTATGGGTCAACCGAAATTACCCCTCTAAATTACGGTGTTTTTGACGGCGTTTATAGCGGGTTTTAAGCTCTACACGCTTGGGCTTGAACGGAGTGTCGCGAAAAAACAACACATTGTGAATGCGTGTTTTCCGTGTAGTTTGTTGCTGAGTTTTCATAATATAGTAATTATACAATATTACGAATTATGGGTCAACTAGTGTAGTGTATTATTAATTAAATCTACTAGTTGTTCGGGATCAGAGTATCCAAATATTTCTAATATTTTTTGAATATTCTCTGGTGCTTCAAACGGAAGATTGTCGGGTAAAAATACAGATTTTAATTTGCCGTCTGGGCCAAATATAAATCCGTAATCTTCTTCGCTAATGTCATCTTCATAAAAACCATCTTCAATTGCTAACTCTTCGGATAACTTAGTCATTTTGATCGCTCCAGTCTATTAATATACTTAGTCACTTGTTTTTGTAATTGTAACATAACTTTACGATCTTGTCTAAAATATTTGCGATATATTCTATAAACATTTGTCTTTGTCATTGCTCGATTGTACACAACCATTTCACTTGCAACATTAAATGCGTGTGCAAGTATTTCATCTTCGCATCCTAGATAGTCACGCATGGTTTCGTTGTATCTATGATTAGTTCGACTACGATATCCCGGACCGTGGCGATACCCACGACGTCGACAATAATACTGATGTAGGTATTCGTGCGTAACAATATCAGCTAAGTGAAAACTCATAGCCGACCAGTCGTAGTCATTGAAACTTATTTTCCGGCAACGTGGACTAAAAGTTAGCGTGATAAAAATGCAGGCTTCGTCTTGACTATCTTCGTGTGGGCGATATTCACCTGCAATCCAAAAATCTTTTCTAGTTAGTTCTTGATTCCGTTGGCAAACAAATCGCAACTGGCGGTCGCGAAATTGCATACGGATTAAGTGTGTAAATTGCTCTGGCGTAAAAGTCCTGCTACTGTGTCGAGTAGCCAAAGACTTAATACGCTCTAGAGCAGGGAAGAACATTTTATTTAGATATTGCGATCTGCGTAAAATTGATGTCCACCAATGCGGTTAACATATTGCTTTGAACGTGCCCAGGCTGGACGAACACTTGTTGAATGAAAATATAGTGCTTCACTATACTTGTTCTGCCAGGTACTGTATTCACCTTTGAGTAAACGCTGAGCAACTTCTTGACTAGCTAACCAATGATCGTCAGCGTCTTTAGGTTTACGTACAAACATACAGCGCCAGCTAAACTGACATACTTCTACATTTTGTACTACCATTGCTTTTTGTTTAACTGCTTCAGGTCGGCCAAATAAGCCTGTTTGTACCATTTTAGTTTCTGTAACTTCAATAGACTTGACTCGTGTTGTACGTTGATCCACTACTGAGCAAATTGATTTACCGAACCGGCCATCGCGGACGCGGTTAATGGTAACCATGGCCACTGCCACTTTGCCTTCTTCTGGTTCACTACCAGCTTCGTAATAGATATTCTTTGCAAGGCAATCTACATCCTTGCTTGTGATGTTGATATCTACTATGGGACTCATAATAGCATCAACTAATGTATCCAAGCGATCTTGCGCTTGTGATTTGACTGTGTTTAAAAAACTTACTTCTTCTGCATGACCGGGTGCCATTACGGTCAGGGCGATTATTGATACGATAACCGAAATTATCTTTTTCATACTTCGTCCTCCTTTAGAGTTGTACGCTTCGATAAATTGAAAGCGTTAGATATTTAATACCATATCTACTGAGTTATAATACTATATTAGTCGTTGAAAGTCAAACTAAGTAACGTTTCTGAGTGAAAACCCACTGTTAAAACCCTACTTATTCTGACTTATGTATGTACTTAATGGTATATTTTGTGCTTGTGCTTGGTATACTGCCATCCTAGGGTTAGGATCATTTTTACCAGAAATAATAGTTGAGTTGGTTGTTTCTGCCATAACTGCACGAATAGTATCACCGGCAGAATCTGCTGTAACTAAGTTGGCAATAATTTCTCCAGCACCAACTGAGTCATTTGTATAGCTTCCAATCCCTTGGCCAAATCCCATTAGGAACTGTGTAGTAAACACGTTGCTGATAGTTGCACTGGCCTTTGAAAGTGCTGACACCTCTGTAGCAACGTTGGCAACTATAGTACGACATGCAGTATCGCACGTGGCAAATGTTGTTTGATTTGCTGCAGCCACTGCGGCATTGATAGCACTATTAACTGCTACTACGTTTGCGGCTACCATGTTTGGAACTAAGTTTGCTACAAGATCATCCTGCCCCGATCCTGCATAATTTGTAACAATGTTAAGAATAGCAGAGTTTAAATTTTGAACGGCTGCACTAACTGGGCCAACGATACTACCATAATTAGATGCTAGCGTGGTAAAATTTTCAGTATAGGTTGATCCTGATACTGCACCAAAGTAGTCTATCATAACAGGATTTCCAAAAGGTCCGGACCCTGTTCCTGTTACATTGGTTATTGCTGTTATTGTTGAAGGGGATAACACAGACGAAGATGATGTTGTTGTGGTATTAACAAAACTAGGAACTTCAATCTTCAATAAGAAATCTGATAACGACGCCCAAGATGCAAATCCAAGTTGACCAACTTTATTTTGCAAGAATGTACCAAACTCTGTAAAGTCGTTTACTCCTTGCAGAGATAATTGAGTAGCAAGCTCAGTACCAACTACTTTATTAAAATCAAGAAAATCTGCTAATGTTTTTAAATTAGAATTTGTTATAGTAAATCCAGTGGCAGAAATAATTGCTGCTAAATCTGCTCCGGTGATAGTTGCATATATAGCCTTTACTACTGCTGGATTGTTTCCTGTTACTGTGTTAGTTGTAGTAACATCCACAACCAATGGCAAATCTACTGCCCCAACAAATGTTGTTGTAGAGTGTGTTCCTTCTTGTTGTACTGTTGTTTTAGTCGACAGAGGAACTTTAGTTATATCTGTTACGTCAAGTCCTGTGGCAACTAACTTTTTAGATAGATCGCCGTAAGATCCGAGGCCATGATTTAATAAATTCTGACCAAATACATAAGGGTCAGCAATTAAATTTATATTTGAAATATCATACATTGTACCCCAACCAGATACAACTTGTCCTATTAGTGGAGCACGATGGCCAATGCCGCCTGTAACGGAATCTACCAGACCTGTATATCCAAGACCGCTTTGTCCGTATGTTTTATCTTTTAACATATGGACGGAGCCCACTGTATCGTATACAGAGTTAGCGTATCCGTATGCCGCGGACCATACTGCGGCAAACCCTAACATACTTGCTGTGGTACCACGTGCTCCATTGGAGAACGGATACATAACTTGGGAGTGTACTGTTTGACTAAAACTTGCTAAACTATTACCGTAGTGTACAACGCCACCTGTTGCTGTAGCTGTTGTTCCTCTAGGATATAAATCAATTAACCATTGCCCGCTATTGACAGAACTATTGCCTAGTTGATTTAACTCAGGGATCACTACGTTGGCAATATTGCCGTCTAGTTGTGCATTGGTAAAGATAGTACCAATAAGTTGAATTGTTGGTTGATTTTGAAAACTAGCGATTGCATCTTGTACTGCTTGATTAGCGTACAAACCGCCACCAGACATAATGGTAGCCGCGGCATTTAAACTTGCTGCTGATGCCATAATTAAAGCCCAACCATAACAGAAGGGGCGCCAGGACCTACGATAGAATGATATGTACAACTACACATGGTACCTACTCCCGGTGGTCCTACTACTGCTACGGGCTTACCTTCAACAAATACGCAGGTACTAGTTTTTAATATTGCTGTAGCTTTAGCACACTTTGGATTAAATCCGGGTGCTTTAGGGTTATAGTAATTGCCATGAGGAGCAATAATTGCACCAAGTGTTGCCACAGGCTTGCCCATAGCTAGTACACTGGTAGTAACTGATGCTACTACATTGGGTGGACCAAACTTTGGATCTACTAAGTCTCCTGTTACTGCAACCGGCAATGCTGGCATTATTAAGTGATTATTCCGCTTTTAGCTGGCTGAATACCTGTTGTAGTACGGATATAGTGATTTTCAATATCTGTGATTACTGGGCTATGCATAATAACATGCTCAAGTTTCAGCGTTACATTATTATTTATATCCGCAGAAATCAGGCTCTGCATCAAGCCTAAGCCTTGTTGGCTAGGAATAACTGTACAAGGGCGATTAATTACAAACCCTGTGTCTGTTGCTTCTACAATTTTTGCTACAATTTCGTCACCGTTAGTGATCTTGAAACACACGATATCTCCTGCGGAGTATCCTTTTGATATTAACATTTTACTGTCCTTTTAGTTGATTAAAAAACTCTTCATTTTGCTTCTTTAAACCTTGAAAACCGCCTTCTACTAGTAACTTACCGTCTTTGTAGATTTGTGGAACTGTACGATGCCCTTCGGCTAATACAAACTCACGTGCTTCTGTTACTTCATCAATTTTTACTTCTTCAAACTCAACGCCTTTTAATTGTAATAGGCTTTTTGCTTGTACGCAAAAAGGGCAGTTGTTCTTTGAATATACTGTGATCATTATAAACTAAATCCGTTAAATGTATTTCCGTCTACGTCTTGTTTTGTGCCGCCAATTACATAACTACTTATCTCAGTTTCCTGGGGAGCTACCTGCACTTCGCTACCTGCAATCCATTTTTGTGTCCACGGCAATGGGTTAGACCCCGGTTTAATGCCGCAATCTAAGCCTACTGCAGCCATGCGCTTGCAAGTTAACCAATCAACGTACTGTGCCAGTAATACTTGATTTAAGCCAATCATTGAACCATCTTTGAATAGGTATTTGGCCCACTCTTTTTCTTGTTCTGCGGCTTGTAGGAACATTGTTTCGCATTCAGCTTTACATTCTTCTTTTAGTTTTGCAAAGTCAGGATCGTCGCCGGGTAGAATCTTAATTAAACTTTGTGTAAATGCTAAGTGTAAATTTTCATCACGTGCAATTAGTTTAATAATCTTAGCATTGCCTTCCATTTTCTTAAGTTCAGCAAATGCCCACGAGCAAGCAAAACTTACATAGAAACGAATACCTTCTAATGCGTTTACAGAGTTAATAGCCAACCAAAGTTTACGCTTAATATCGTATAAGTCAACAACAACTTCTTTTCCATTTACAACGTGCTTACCTACACCCAATGCTTGATACCAAGTATTAGCTTCAATAACATCATCATAGTATTTAGAAATATCTTTGGCGCAATCTAGAATTTCTTCAATGTCAGTTAGTTCATCAAACACCCTACTAGGATCATTATAAACATTACGAATGATGTGAGTGTAGCTGCGGCTGTGAATAGTTTCATTAAACGCCCACGTCTCGATCCATGTTTCCAACTCAGGTATAGATACGAGTGGGAGAAAAGCGAGGTTAGGACTGCGGCCTTGAACAGAGTCCAGAAGAATCTGTCGTTTAAGATTGCTAGTAAAGATATGTTGTTCAAAATCGGTTAACTCCTTAAAGTCTTTTGCGTCACGCAATACGTCTACTTCTTCTGGGCGCCAAAAGAAGCCCAACTGCTTGTCTGTTAATTTATCAAACTGCTTATACTTCAGCGTTTCATATCGCTGTAGTGTACATGGGCCATTGGGATCCAAAAAGGCCAGGGCCTGTGTATGATTAGTTTTATTATTAATATTAAATACGCTCATTGTTCTTTTCCTTTATATAATCATACAACTTAGTTGCTATTAAATCGTGCGCTCGAACTGTTGGGTGTGCTGTAACTTGATCCAACCAGCCTATACGCTGTAATTCTTTTACCGAGACTGTGTTAAATTGTGTGTCTGTTGGCCTAGACAAATTTAACCACGGTACACTACTTTTACTAACTTTAATATTATTTTCTTGGCACAACAAACTTAACATATCATTGTTGGGTTTAATTGCATTGTAAAAATTATTGTCACCAATACTAAAATTATAACTTTGAAAACTGTTAAAGAACAAATGTCCTATGCCCAGATTGTTTAAGTATCCACTAAGCATAGTAATCTTTGTGTCTAATTTTTCTACTTCGTATTCTTTATTCCAAAAATGCGAAAGGTAATACTTTATTTCTGCTTGTAGTTCTGCGTTTTTTGGATCTCTACCTAGCATACACGTTTGCACCTGATGAGTTGCTTCAGAATACATTTCCCATCTGTATATACTAGTTATTCCCCAAAGTACATATACTTGAGAATAGTCATCCAGACCGCCTGATACAAACTTAACTAATCTTGCTACCTGCTCATCGTTACTAGAACCATGCGCCGCTAAAAAAAGGATTTTATCAAATCCTAATTTTTGTTTCAGTTGTCCTGCAAAACTGTGTTGCTCTACAAATCCAGGATCTTCTATATGATCCCAATTGAATGTTGTTGCCTGTGGGTCAATGTCAATAGCTCTTGCAGCTACCCAACTACAACCCACAGCAATCAACAAACTGGGTTTCATATTAAATTACGCAACTATCACAGTCTGCATCATCGGCGTCATCTGTTACAGCCAATGGTGCATTTAATTTATCAATATCAATTTCGCCCTGGCCGTCGTTGGTATTAAAATAATACAACTGTTTAGTACCATACTTGTAGCACATGATCAAATGTTGTAACAATGTACTCATCGGAATCTTTTCATCTTCGTAGAAGCGTGGGTTATAACTTGTATTGATACTAATGCCTTGGTCAATATACTTTTGTAATACGGCACAAAGTTTTAGGTAACCCTCTGGTGATTTTTGATCCCATAATAGTTCGTATTTGTTTTTTAGGCGGCGGAACTCAGGAACTACTTGACGTAGCTGACCGTGCTTACTGCCCTTAATACTTACATAACTGCGTGGGGGCTCAATGCCGTTTGTAGCGTTGCTAATTTGAGCTGAAGTTTCTGCTGGCATTAGAGCCATTAGGGTAGCATTACGCTGACCAGTGGCTTTAATTTGTTCACGCAATTCTGCCCAAGGCATACGCTCTTGGTGTGCGACTAGTTCATCAATTTCTGCTTTACGTGTATCAATCGGCAATCGGCCATCTGCTGACTTTAGGTCCTTCCAGCGCAAGCAAGGGCCTTGTTCTACTGCGAGGTCTGCAGAAGCTTTGAGCAAATAATAACTCCACGCTTCTGCGTACTCGTCTACTAGTGCTAATGCTTTTGGATCACTATAACTAACATCATTCTTTGCTAAGAAATAAGCAAAGTTAATAATACCCACGCCTAGTGGTCTAAATTCTTGTGTTGCTAATTCGGCTGCTCTTACAGGGTAATTCTGATAACTTAATAATGCGTCTAAACCACGAACTGCTAGGCGGCACATCTTTTCAAAGTCATGTGGGCTTTTTACATTGCCCCAATTAATCGCGCTTAAAGTACATAGTGCGATTCTACCATCCTCGTCGTTGACATCTTTCAATGGCACGGTGGGTAAGTCAATCTCGCAACACAGATTACTCATTTTAACAGGAGCAATCTCTTCTTTGAATGGACTATGTGTATTGGCATGGTCCACGTTCTGTAAATAAATGCGACCAGTATCTTTGCGTTCGCTCATAAATGCGCTAAACAAATCACCAGCTTTTACTACCTTCTTACGTAACTTAGTACTACGTTCTGCTTTCTCGTATAACTCTTTAAATTTATCCTGATCGTTGAAGAAGGCTTCGTACATTTCAGGCAAGTCATGGGGACTAAACAGGGTAATATCGCCACCTGTGATTAGTCTTTCGTACATTAATTTGTTGAATTGGACACCGTAATCCATGTGACGTATACGATTATCCTCTGTGCCTTTGTTGTTCTTTAAAACAAGAAGGTCTTCAACTTCTAAATGCCAAATAGGATAGTATAGTGTAGCGGCGCCGTTACGCACACCACCTTGTGAGCATGAACGTGTGGCTGTTTGGAAATGTTTCCAGAAAGGAATTACGCCTGTGTGATATGCATCACCATTGCGGATGGGCGAACCCAACGCTCTAATTCGCCCGGCACCGATTCCAATACCAGCTTTCTGACTAACATATTTGACAATACTACTAGCAGTAGCATTGATACTGTCCAAACTGTCATCAGCTTCAATAAGTACGCAACTCGAGAATTGCTTCTGAGGAGTGCGTACACCAGCCATAACAGGGGTAGGAAGACTAATGTCTCCCAAACTAATTGCATCATAATAATCCTTCACCCACTTTAAACGTACATCAGCAGGATATGATTGAAACAGCGTGGCCGCAATTAAGATATAGGCCATTTGTGGAGTTTCGAAGATTTCGCCGGTGACACGATTTTGAACTAGATACTTACCACGCCATTGTTCCATGGCAACATAAGTAAAGTTCTCATCACGGTCATGATGAATATATGTATCCAACGTATTCCACTCATCTTCAGAATACGCTTCCAGTAAACCCTTGTCATAAAAA